AAACAAGACCCAAATGCTCACGCTACTAGTGAATGGTTTAATGAAGCCTTTTGTGTAGGTATTGATGTTCCAATAGTTCATCGCATTGTCGGTGAAACTATTACTATGGACTATATTGATCATGACGAGCAATTTTTTATGAGTGATTTCCACGTAGCGTTGGGTATGATCCAAACACAACTTCAAAGAATGAAAGGGCTTAAGCCGTTAGACGATACAAACTTTCAGTCATATATTAATCGCATTAAAGATCATGCGGTAGCATCAGGTCAAACCGATTTAATTGATAACGCCGACCTATTGAATAGCTTTAGTTTAAACAGATCGTTTTCACACGGTGATTTTGGTATTAAAAATATGTTATTTAAGGATCATCGCTTATATTTGATTGATCCAATTTGTAATGTATTTGGTTGTACTGAACTTGACGTAGCTAAGTTTTGTGCTAGTTTGTATATCAACCAATATCATCCGGAATATATTTTAAAATCTATTGATATATTGGCCGCGGCAAACGATATAAATAAACCTATGCTACTAGCACTTATACGCGCTGAAATTACTCGCGTATACAAGTACCATCCTGACAAATCTTTTATTATGGAATGCTTTGAAAATGTTTACGAATAAATCTGAAATCGCTGTAAGGGTTGGAAAGACCGTTGATGAACTCCGTATTGGATTCACCTGTTCAACTTTTGACTTATTGCATGCAGGTCATATTGTTATGTTACAAGAGGCTAAAGAGCATTGTGATTATCTTATTTGTGGTTTATTGACTGATCCTACAGTTGACCGTCCAGAAACTAAAAACAAACCAATACAAACCCCGTTTGAGCGTTATGTTCAATTGGCGGGTTGCCGGTTTGTCGATGAAATCATTCCATTTAGTACTGAACAAGAAATCGTCGATATGATTTTAACTATTCAGCCGCATATTAGATTTGTAGGTGAAGAGTATAAAGGTACTGATCATACAGGTGTTGGTTTATGTCACATACATTATAACAAACGTAAGCATTCTTTTTCTTCGACAGATTTAAGAAAACGCGTTATTGAATCCTCGAAAGGCAATAAATGACTATTACTCACGCATCAATTGTACCACTAATAGGCGGCGAAACCATAGGCTCAGCAAACGCCTTTGGCGGCCCTCCGATTCATTTTATGTCATATGAAGCTTTTGCTGATAATGATAGCCATATTTTAAATTACTATAAAGAACACAATCTTCCATATTATGTGCTCGACAAAGGTATGGCACCACCTAAAAATGAAAGAGCTGACGTTGTATCATCTGTTTGCCCATGTGCAGGTTTATCAATGATGTCGCAAGGTTACGGCGATCACAATCCTAATAACGAATGGATGGGTAAAACCGCAGAGTATATTCTTGGTGAATATAGACCTAAAGTATTTTGGGGCGAAAACGCTCCACACTTTGCTGGTAAAATTGGTAAAAACGTACGTGAAAATTTAAAACGTATCGGCCAAGAAAATGGATATACAATGTCTGTGTATCGTACAAAATCATTATTACATGGTTCTCCGCAGGTACGTGAACGTTCGTTTTATTTCTTTTGGCAGGATACTAAAACACCATTACTTGGATATTTTAATAGACCACACACTCCTATTGAGGAAGTATTACGTAATGTTAAATCAAATTTCCAAATGGAACCAATCAATCCTAAAAGACCAACTGATGATCCATATTACAAATTTGTTTTAGAACATATTCATAATGGTCGAACTCATAAAGAGCACTCAGCTGCTATTAAACCGGAATCAGCACGAGGCATGAGCGTATATTCTTATATTGAACAACAAGGTTATGATTGGAAACAAGTTGCAGAATGGATGACTGAAAACGATTATCCGCGTGAAGCAGAAAAATCAATGTACAAATATAATAAGCTCAAGGCTGGTGGTAATATTATGCGACGTGGCGTAACCATTCCAAAGGATCGCCTTGGCGCTTTTGTAGGACATTATCCAACCGCGACGACACATCCAGACGAAGATCGTTTTATTACATATCGTGAAGCTATGACTATTATGGGATTACCTGAGGATTTTGAATTAGTAAACGCGAGTAAGAAAAACGCAAACCATATTTGTCAAAACGTACCAGTACAGACTGCTACTGACATGGCAAATGAAGTAAAAAAATATTTAAATAATGAGTTAAAAATGATTGACACGGACTACATTATGCAGTATAATCATTCTCAGAAAGAAGAATATATTGAAAGACATAATACACTTGAGGAGTTCATATGAGAACGGATTTTATTTTAGACTTTGAAACGATAGGCCAGTGCTCTTATAAGATACCCGCGCTCGACTGTTCCTATAGAACTTTTGTGTGGGACAGATTTTTAGAGCAACCTTATTCGTTTGAAGAATTGGTTTCATCAATGCAAAAAGTTAAATTAGATATTAAGCATCAAGTATCAGAATATGGTTATTCATATACAAAAGATGATTTGGATTGGTGGTTAAGTCAAGATGCCAGTGTTAAATCAGTTCTTAAGCCTACGCCTAACGATGTAACAGTCCAAACTTTTATTGAAGGTGTTATCAACTTTCTTAGGACTGAAAAGAAAATTGATTATTGGTGGAGTCGCTCAACAGGATTTGACCCAGTAGTTTTAGATCGTTTAGCTAGAGACGTGGGTTTAAATGTTGAGTTAGATACATATATTCCTTATTGGAAAGTTAGAGATACACGTACATTTATTGACGCTAAATTTGACTTTACAACTAAAAACGGTTTTATTCCTATCGCTGATGAAAATTACTGGGAACAAAACTTTAAATTACACGATAGTTCGCACGACGTAGCCGCAGATATTTTAAGGTTACAAGCTATATGTAGAGCTGAAAATGACATGGAGCAAGTTAAATCATGAGTAAAATAGAAATTTCAATCGAAAAACTGAGGGAGTATAAAATCTTCGTCGGCACACCTATGTATGGCGGTAATTGCGCTGGTACATATACAAAAGCATGTACTGATTTAGCTATGGTGTGTGCGGCAAATGGTATTACCGTTAGGTTTTATTATTTGTTTAATGAGAGCTTAATCCAAAGAGCTCGTAACTATATTGTAGACGAATTCCTTAGGTCTGATTGTACGCACCTTTTGTTTATTGATGCTGATATTGGTTTTAATCCAAAAGATGTGTTTGGTCTTATCGCGGTACATAACCAAGATCCAGAGAAATATAATATCGTTACAGGACCTTATCCCAAGAAAACTATTGCTTGGGAAAAAGTAACACAAGCTGTTAAGGTTGGCAAGGCTGATGAGTCACCATTTGAGCTTGAAAACTATACCGCTGATTACGTATTCAACCCGGTAAATAAACAATCTACTTTTCAAATAGATCAACCGTTAGAGGTTGGAGAGGCCGGCACAGGCTTTATGCTTATCGCCCGTGAAACCTTTGAAAAGTTTAAAGAGAAGACACCTCACCTAGCTTATAAACCAGATCACGCACGTACTGAGCACTTTGATGGTTCAAATATGATTCACGCGTATTTTGATTGTGTCATTGATCCTAAGTCAAAGCGTTACTTATCTGAAGATTATTTCTTCTGTAACGCCGCACGATCATTTGGTATGAAAGTCTGGATGTGCCCTTGGATGCAATTACAACACGTTGGATCCTACGTCTTTAAAGGTTCTCTTGGTCATATTGGATCTATTGGTGCTTCGGCTACAGCAGATTCAAAAAGTAATAAAAAGAATTACAAAAAAAATGTTGACAAAAAGCGTAAATAGTGTTACTATGTATAAATATATTATTAAAGGAGCTATATAATGAAATTCAGTGAACGCACTCTTACTATTCTTAAGAGTTTTTCGACCATTAACAAATCCATCCTGATGAAGGAAGGTAATGTTCTTAAAACTGTTACACCAGAAAAAACCCTAGTTGCAACCGCAACTATTCCGGATCAAATCCCATCACAAGCTTGTGTATATGATTTATCCCGGTTTTTGTCCATCCTGAGTCTATACAAAGACCCAGACGTGGAATTCCATGATAAGTTTTTTATCATTCAAAATGGCAAACAGCGTACTAAATACGTTTATGCCGACATCTCTATGATCCACGCGGCGCCAGAAAAAGACATTCAGTTGCCATCAGCTGATGTTGAAGTCGCGGTATCATGGGAAGACTTCCAGTCAGTGCTTAAAGCTGCTGGTGTTCTTCAGTTTTCTGAAGTTGCTTTCGTTGGTCAAGAAGGTAAAATTTACCTGAAAGCTATTGATGGCAATAACGATAATTCTGATGATTACGGTGTTGAAATCGGCACTACATCTGATGAGTTTAAGATTATCATCAAAACAGATAATCTAAAGCTTTTGCCTCAGGATTACCAAGTTACTCTATGCGCAAAGGGTATCTCTGAGTTTAAAAGCGAAGGCGTCACATATTATGTGGCAATTGATACTAAGTCGACTTACAAAAAAGGAAATGAATAATGGCTGATAATCAGACACAAAACCCAGAACAACAGCAAGAACCTGTACAAATTTCGTTGCAAGACATTGCAACAGTCGTGCAAATGATTGATGTAACATCACGCCGCGGAGCTTTTGAAGGACAAGAGCTGGCAGGCATTGGTATTCTACGTAATAAACTTGAAATGTTTCTTCGCCAGAATGCTCCAAAAGGTGAAGAACCTCCCCAAGGTTCAATGCCTAATCCAGACGCACCTGCGGCAATGCCAGCAGATGCTCCACTTGCCGATAAAGTAAACTAAGCGTGGATCGAACGACCGCGGGCAATCGTTGCTAAACAAACCCGCATTTTTATTTTATATTATGGAGACAATATGTCTATTGATGCAAAAGCAAACGAAGTTCTTTTCGTGGAAAAGTATCGTCCTCAAAAAATTGATGATACCATTCTACCAGAAAAGACTAAAGCAATGTTCAAAAAGTTCGTTGCTGACGACCAAGTACCAAATTTACTATTATCCGGTGGCCCAGGCGTTGGTAAAACCACTATTGCAAAAGCTATGCTTGATGAACTTGGATGCGATTATATCGTTAAAAACGGATCGCTAAACGTAAACATTGACACCCTACGATATGATATCTCTACTTATGCCTCAGCTGTATCGTTGACAGGTGGACGAAAGTATGTTATATTTGACGAGGCAGACTACCTTAACGCGACCAGTGTTCAACCTGCGTTGCGTAATTTCATTGAAGAATATTCTTCCAATTGTGGTTTTATTTTTACATGTAACTTTAAAAACCGTATTATTGCACCTCTTCGTTCTCGACTGTCGGAAATTGATTTTGCTATTGAAACAAACGAACGCCCTAAATTAGCATTGCAATTTATGAAACGTGTTGAGTCAATTCTTGAAATGGAAAACATAGCTTATGACAAAGCAGTGGTTGCCAAGGTAATCCAAAAACATTTTCCTGACTTTCGTCGTGTATTAACTGAACTACAATCATATGCTGCTTCAGGTAAAATTGATGAAGGTATTTTCGTTAACCTTAAACAAGAGTCTATGGATGAGTTGTTTAAAATGCTTAAGGCTAAAGAATTTACCGGTATGCGTAAATGGGTTGCTAAAAATTCAGACCAAGACATGAACGAGATGTTCCGTCGCATTTATGATATGGCATCTGATAAAGTTGAAATGAAATCAATGCCTGGTTTTGTAGTAACACTTGCTGATTATATGTACAAAGCAAATTTCGTCGCTGACCTTGAAGTTAACATGGTGGCTTTCCTTACTGAAGTCATGATGGAGGCTGAATACCAATGAAGTTTATTCGTGAAAATAGCAATCTAACTAAGATTGAATTTGTAGTAGAAGAACATGCTTCACTTGATGAAGTGCTTGAAGATTTTCAAAACTTCCTCCGTGCTTGTGGGTATGTAATTGAATATAACAAAGTTCTTGATTTTGTGGATATGGATGAATGAGCGAATGGATTAAAAAACTTATAGGTATGCATACGTGTTTTAATTGTGAAAAACTTGTGAATAAAAAAGAAATATACAATGTTGATGTTGATACTGCTGAAGGCCCGTTACATTTAAAACTGTGCCAAAAATGTGCAGACGATTTTGACGATTTAATGAAAGAATTGGAGGAAGTCCTTGCCGAAAGAAATAACACCTTTTGATTTTATGAATGCTGTTTCTTTCTCTAAGGAAGATCTCATCAGCAACCATGATAATCCAGAAATTGCAGAAAATTTGTATGTTCCTTATATGGTCAACCGTGGATTTACAAATTTCCAAGATACTATTCTTCACGCAAATGAAATGAATTTGCGAGCGCATTTATTTAAGGACGCTCAATTTGAATATTATCGTGGTGCATTACGTAAACGTAAACGCTTTTCTAAATGGCCAAAGGCTGACAAAGATAAAGACCTAGATGCAATTCAAGAAGTATATCAATGCAACAGAACTATTGCAAAACTATATTTCAAAGCGTTAAGTAAAGAGGATCTAAAACAAATACATAATAAGCTAATTACTGGCGGAGTTTCGAAATAAAATAAATATTATCTGATGGTCAAGGTGGGCATCGTGATAATAATTAATAATAATAAGGTGCTATCGTTATGCAAAATGAAGACATTTTTAAAGGTGTCGGTATAGAGATTTCACTTCCCTCCCCAGATAGCTTTTTAAAAGTAAAAGAAACTCTTACACGTATAGGTATCTCTTCTCGCAAAGAGAAAAAGCTTTACCAGACGTGTCATATTTTACACAAACAAGGACGATATTCGATCCTACATTTTAAAGAGCTTTTTATTTTAGATGGGAAGAAAAATACTTTTACTGAAGAAGATGAAGCTAGAAGAAATACAATTGTAAATCTACTAGAGGAATGGAGTTTAATTTCAATAGTTGCTCAGCAAGAATCAGAAACACTTGCCGCTCCTATTAATCAAATTAAAATTCTTTCTCATAAAGAAAAATCAAATTGGATACTTGAAGCAAAATATAATATTGGAAAGAAGTAAATTATGAACGTATATAGAATGAAAGACGGTGCATCAATGCCTGCTTATGCTACAGAAGGTTCTGCAGCTTTTGATTTAACCGCATGTGTAGAACATGGCCAACGAATTACAGCATATAATTCATGGAATAAACAAGTTCAAATCGCTGTTAAAGGTGTTGGTGTTATTCAGAACGCCTTCCAGTTACCTCCAGGTATGAGGGTGCTTGTACCTACGGGATTAATTTTTGATATCCCAGAAGGGCACGTTATGAAGATGTACATTCGTTCTGGAACCGCTTTAAAAAAAGGGTTGACATTAACAAATGGGGTTGGTATAATTGATTCAGATTATACTGACGAGGTCTTTATGATGCTTTCAAATATTACAGATAGCTTAGCAGTTATTGAGCATGGAGACAGACTCGTACAATGTACGATTGAAAAATCTCTTCGTAGTCAATCAAAGCTTAAGCTTACTGAATCAAACGAAAAACCAGAAAAAAAACTTGACCGAGACGGTGGTTTTGGAAGTACTGGTTAATAAATAATAGGTGAGTTCGCTTCGGGTTCTCACTTATTAAATCTTGCTTAATAAAAGGAGATAGCAAAATGAATACACGTAGAATAGACACATCTATGCTTAACGATCCATTCTTCATCGGCTTTGACCGAATGGTGAATAGGCTTAAAGAACAAACGCCAGGTCAAGGCAATTACCCTCCATATAACATTGTTAAAACAGACGATAATAGCTATGAATTACAATTAGCTATTGCTGGTTTTAAATATGAAGATTTAGAAATCACATTGGAAGATGGTAAGCT